TTCTCCACCGGCTGGTGGGCCGTGGTACAAGACGACTATGCGCTTGACGGCCGCCCCCGCACTCTCCCCCGCGGAGCGCTCGTACGCTACCGGGAAGACTACGGGGATACGCCCGGAGTTACGGGTCGCGGCCTTAAGCTCACCGCTGAGGAAGTCGCCGAGCGCATCATCGAGCGCGAGCGCAAGGATCCCAAGCTGAGCTACGGCGTGCTGGACCCGAGCACGTTCAAGCAGGACGGCGGCCCGAGCATCGCCGAGCGCATGAACATCACGCTGCTCAAGGCCGGCATCGCCCCGTTCCGCAAGGCCGACAACGCCCGCGTGCGGCAGGTCCAGAGCCGCGATCGCCGCGGCCCGATGAGCGGGCTCGATGCGCTACGCAACCGCATGATCGGAATCAAGGGGGATAACGGCGCGAGCGTGCCGTTGATCTATTGCTTCAGCACCTGCCTCGATAGCATAAGAACGATCCCAATCCTGCAGCACGACCAAACCCGGCCCGAAGACGTGGACTACCGAGGCGAGGACCACTGCGCCGACGACTGGCGCTACGCGGTCCTCTCGCGACCATGGCTGAAATCGAAGCCCGAGATCGCCCCGCCCCGCGACGGCTACTCTATGCCGCACGAGGACCTGCTCAACGACTCCTGGAAAACAATGTAACGGCACGGCTCGCCGCAGCACGGCGGATGAAACAACGCCTGCTGCACGATCGCGGTGAGGTCGAACTGCTCGACGCCCGCACCTACTGGCTGGTGCGCGCCATCGAGGCGCGCGTGGTCGCCTATCAGTTGCAGGATCCCATCGCACGCAGCATCATGCTCAACGTGGCCGAAAGCTATGAGCAAATCGCCGACGACGACCGTTAGCGCATTCCTGATGCCAAGCTTCGAGGAGCTTGCGCTCGCCCAGCAAGTCAACGACGCCCTGCCGCCGCACGCGCGCGTGCAGCCGTACCGGGTCGATGCCGGCGACGATACGATCCGTTACGGCATGGTGTTCGAATATTTTTCGGCGCGGAAACCGGTCGAGCGCGAGTACCCGTTCTTTGACGCGGACGCGGTCGTCAAGGAAGTCAAGGAATGGATCAAACGGTTGGAGTACGAGCGCAAGGACGCCTGGGAAATCGCACGCTGAGCCACGAAGGAGAACGACCATGGCCGTACTGAGCACCGCACAACGCAAGAAGCTGCCGAGCAAAAGCTTCGCGCTCCCGGGCAAGGGCGAAGGCCCGCACGGCAAGGGCGCCGGCTCGTATCCGATTCCCGATGCCTCACACGCCAGGAACGCGCTGGCGCGTGTGGCGCAGCACGGCAGCAGCGCCGAGAAGGCAAAGGTGCGCGCCAAGGTGCACGCGAAATATCCAGGCATCGGCAAGCGGCAGTACGGTGGTCCCTTGCCGCCGCCAGTGGACTGGGAGGCCGTGCAGCGGGCGCGTGGTTATCCAGAAGGTGCCTATCTTGGCAGCATGGGCGGCGGGATCGGGCGGGCGCCGCGCCGTGAGTCCCCTGACGAACAAGGCCGCAGCGGCGAGAAGAGCGAATATGAGAAACGCTACGGCGAGGGCGCCTATGCCGGCTATGCCAAGGGCGGCCCGGTCGAGAGCGCCGGGCACCACGAGAAGGAGGAGCGGCTGCTCGGCCGCCTTGCCAAGCACGCCGAGCATGCGCCGCCCCACCGCGGCCATGCGCAAGAGAAGAGAGATGTCAGAGAACTGAGAAAGATGGAGGAGGCGGAGGAGGCAGAGTACCGGCAGATGGGCGGCCCCGTCACGCCCGCGAGCTGGAGCGCCATGGGCCACATGATGCGCCGCGCCAAAGGCGGCAAGGTGGCGCCGCCCGCAATCGGCGACCGCAAGCTGCGCGAGGGCCCGCCCAAGTATCCCAGGATCGCCGGGGACTACGTCTGATGATCACACAAGCGCGCGCCAGGGAAATGCTCGACTACGAGCCGGAGACCGGCATCTTTCGCTGGCGGATCAACCGCCGAAGCTATATGGGCAAGGCGCGCATCGGTGCGATCGCGGGCGCGCCGCGCTACGATGGCTATGTCGAACTACGGCTCGATGGTGAATTGATTCACGCACACCGGCTGGCATTTGTCTGGATGACCGGCGTGCTGCCGGAGGAGGTCGATCACATCAATAGCGACAAATCCGATCAGCGCTGGAGCAATCTGCGAATTGCAACACGATCGCAAAATGGCGTCCACAAAGGAGCAAACAAAAACAATAAGCTTGGTGTTAAGGGGGTGCGCAAGAACAAGAAAAAGTTCGAGGCGCGCATCTGGCGGGACGGGAAGACCGTGGCCATAGGTTTTTTCTCTACGATTGAACAAGCCTCTGAAGCCTACAAACAAATCTCTCTGAAACAACACGGCGAGTTTTCCTATGCCTCTCGCTGATGCCCCCGGCAGGTACGTCTCAGCAGATGGGACTTTAGGTTATTGGAGTACCGAGTCGCCCGACGACTGGGATTTCTCTGGTGACGCAGACGGCTTCTGGCCGGTGTCGCGCCTGCGCCAGGGCTACCTGGACTACTTATCCGCCAAGATTCTCGAATACCAGGAGCAGCAGCAGTCGCGCCACTTTTATCACGGTTCTCAATGGACCCCCGAAGAGATCCGCGTCCTGCGCAACCGCCGGCAGCCGGTCATCACGTTCAACCGCACCGCCCGCAAGATCGATCAGATCGCCGGCCTCGTGCAACGCATGGAGCAGGATCCGAAGGCGTTCCCGCGCAATCCGCAGAACGCCGACGGCGCCGAGGTCGCAACCCAATGCGTGCGCTCGGTGCTCGACGCCAGCGACTGGGAATTCCTGGATGCCTACTGCGCCTGTCAGGCCGGCATCGAAGGCATCGCCGGCATCGAACTGAAACTCGTTGACGGCGATCATCAGGATCCCGATCTGGTCGCCGACTTTGTGTTCGGCGATGATTTTTTCTACGACCCGCGCAGCTACAAGCCGGATTTTTCAGATGCGCGTTATATGGGAATTGCAAAATGGTTGGATGTCGAGGCGGCGGTCGAGTTGTTTCCTGATAAGGAGAATGAGTTAAGAACGCTGATGGTTGAGACAGGATTTGACCTGACAACACACAGTGATCGCGAGTTTAAATGGATTTATACAAATGAAAAACGCCTTCGTTTAGTTGAGATGTGGTACAGATACAAAGGCAAATGGTACTGGAGCTTTTTCTGCAGCATGATCTTGCTGGCGCAAGGCGTGTCGCCGTTCCAGGATCAGCGCGGGCAGCTGATGAACCGCTTTATCATGTTCTCGGCGTTTGTCGATCACGACGGCGACCGCTACGGCTTCTCACGCAATCTGAAAGGCCCGCAAGACGAACTGAACCAGCGCCGCAGCAAGGCGCTGTTCATGAGCAACGTGACGAGATTGATCGGCAAGAAAGGAGCGGTGGACAATGTTGAGACTGCGCGTCGCGAATACGCGAGACCGGATGGCTATATCGAAGTTAATCCGGGATTTGAAAACCCCGAGCCGGCAGATAAAGCCAACGATCTGGCGCAACAACTCGCGCTCATGCAAGACGCCCGCCAGGAAATAGAGACCTTCGCGAACATCCAGCCGGATACCATCGCGCGCGAGATCCCCGGCGATCATTCCGGCATCGCCATCAACATGCTGCAGCGCGCCGGCATCGCCGAGCTTGGCAGCTATCTGAGAAACTACAAGTCCTGGAAAAAGCGCGTCTACCGCGCGATCTGGAACATCGTGCAGCGCACCTGGACGGTCGAACGCTTCGTGCGCGTGTCCGGCCGCGGCGAGCTTGCCCAGTTCATCCAGATCAATGCCAGCGGCGGAACCAACCAGTACGGCCAGCCGATCATCGTCAACGCGCTCGGCAACCTCGATGTCGAAATGAGCATGGACGACGGCCCCGATGAGGCGAGCGTCATGCAGGACGCCTACGATGTTCTCAAGGGATATCCCCCCGGCACGATTCCCCCCGCCGTGCTCATCGAGCTATCGCCGCTGGCATCGAGCATCAAGCAACGCGTGATGCAACTCATGCAGCAGCCGCCCGACCCGATGATGATGCAGGCCAAGCAACTGGCGCTCGCCAAGACCGGCGCCGAAACCGGCGAGCTACAGGCGCGCGCCGAGCGCCACCGCAGTCAG